ACTCAGCAGAATAACGAGAGCTGGCAGGAATATACATTCGATAACTGGAACTCCTATCGCTACTACAAACTGGCGTTCCCGGGCGGCTCATATTACTCGACTGACCGTGTTTATATCTACGAAATCGAGATGTACGAGGTGGCGCTGGCACCCGGCACTCCGTCAACTCCCTCGGGACCTTCAGCCGGTGCGCCTGGCAGCTCCTACAACTTCTCGACCAGCTCTACCGATCCAGACGGGTTGCAGGTGAAACTGCAGATCTCCTGGGGCGACGGGAACCAGAGCGAGTCAAGCTATGTCAATTCCGGGCAATCCGTGAGCCTACCCCACGCATACACTACTCCCGGTACATACACAGTAAAGGCTTTAGCAGAAAATACGGTGCCCCTGCAATCCGGGTGGTCCGGCACACTTACGATCGTGATTGCGGCCTCCGGAAGCTATGCTAGGGCAGTTGGTCTGTTCTGAGGCAAGTGTATGGCAGAAGATCCAATGGATTTTCAGCCGGAGCTCGAGCGAGCCGGCCAGAAGTATAAGGCCGCCATCGAGGCCCGTATAGATTCCGGTGTACCTCCACCCAATGCTCCCTATACCATCATGAAAAAGGGCCATGACCTCACCCTGCGGGAGACCTGGGCCTACAGGCAAAGCATCGAGGTCCGGACGAAGCCGAGTGAATGCGAGATCGGGGTCTTCGACCCGATCGTGGCGAGATATGTTTATTGGAATGAGCATGGCACCAAGCGCATACCACCGAGACCGGTTTTCGGGCCCATAGCAGACGGCCCGGGCGAAAAGATCCTGGACGAGCTCGAAGAGGAGCTCGCTGACAAAATAATTTCTGATTTCTAGGATACATGGGAGTTCATACGTTGACTCATTCCTCTCGCATTGAGCTGCAACAGGCGAGCACCTTATCGAGGGGCCTCTCCCAGCGTTCCCATTTGGCGAGTACGGTTGGGCTATTTGAAATGCGGAACGCTTTATGGTCGTTTACTACCGGCCCAGGTATTAGCCAAAAATGCAGAGGCGTTAAAGAGGTTCTGTCGTCAAAGGCAAGGCACGCAAAATAATCGGCTCCAGTGTTATGGTTGGTGCTAAATGTCCAGTATTCTCCATCTTTGCCCTTACGGATACACGATGCCTTTGCATCGATCTTGTAGTTGTTAGCGCAATGGAAATCAAACCCCGGATTGTTTCGGGGCATCGCTACAACATCCTTGAATACTTGGCATAAGACTCGTTCGGTAATATAGATCCCCAGCCACGGGGCACATTTGGGATTGTCTTTCATGGTTTTTCCACCATGACAATGCTGTCTGATGTATTCCGCATTGTTGGCACTAATACCACCCTTCCAGGCAGGATGGTTGGAGCCGCTACGACTCGCTTTATACTCCGGATCACTCCAGCGTTTCCGCGCACGCCATGCGTTTTGCTCCTTCCAAATAAGGGATCTACCTGGTTTTCCAGACATTAAAAGCACCTCGCTATTTGTACAGTTTGGATTTATGGGTATTTAAAGTTATTTATAAGGATTGATTTAAATGAGAGACGAAACCGCAAGGAGAAATGTATAATGGCAGCTACGGTTCAGATCGTTGGATTTTATGGACCTGCACCGGGCACCAAGACCGCCCTAACTGTGCAGAGGTATAACACGGCTATTCCGAGCCAAAGAGATCCGGGGCTCGCCACTCCTAACAACGTCCCGCCTGAAGGCGAGACTTATAGGAGCTGCTGGGTCTTCACGGGAGCCGAGATAATAGGCGGAACCTACAGCCAGCTCACAAACTGGCGCTGGGGTACACCTACCACCATCAAGGGAGACTGGCACCTGGGATCCGGAAAAGTGCAGGTGGCCCTCAAAGATGGAGGTGTGGATGCCGGCTGTCCTGTGGCGAGCTATTTCGCACCGACTGGTGTGCCAGGTCTCTATGGATATGATATCAAGGACCCGGATCATGGCATACCATACTTCAAGAACGAGGTCATAGCTTGCGCTGATGCCGATACGTTCGGCACGACTAATCCACTGGTATTCGACTCCGGAATCTACACGCCCGCAAGCGAGCTGAAGGTCACGAAGCTAGTCACTCATCAGCTGGTGCTTGCAGCCGATTCGGAGTTCGGCGAAAAAAGTGAGCTGTCCAACTTCATAAGGTGGCAGGAAATTTAGATGCCAGAATTAAAAATTGGTGTGAGGGCACTGATAATGCCGGCTCCCCGGAAGACCCTCCTTGAATTGGAGAATAATTTGGGGGATCCTCTGGACCGAGATCTCCGAGATTTCCCAGCTTGGAGGCGGGATTAATGCCCCAAATAGGCCCAGATACCTGGAAAATGGCCCTGGAGTTCTACTGGTTCAGGATGTACGAAGATGGCCGGGTGGAGACGGAGTTCGATCTCGACACCGGACAGATCCGCCTCTGGGGTCCCGTGACACCTCCCGGCCTGATACGAGTGGGCTGGCAGCCCGTGACACCAGACCTGGCTCAGAAGATGCGGGCCTTCGGGGAGTTCGGCAAACCCACCCATGCACCTCCCGTCACAATCAACGTGAAGCCGGGCGAGGAGATCGTGATCTTCAAGGACTGCTCGGTCTGCAATTATCAGGTGGTCTGCAAATCATGCGGCACGGCCTATCATACGATGGAGAACCTGGAAGCTTGTCCTCAATGTGGTGCAAAACCATCCTGGAAATGCGAAAGATGCGACAGGCTCTGGGATGACGAAACCTGCCCGGATTGCAAAGAGAAATGCCGGCACATTACACCCTTCGAAAGACGCCCGGACAAGTGGGAGAACGTCGTCTACTTCCTGGGCATCAAAGATAGGTTCCGGCTGTTGTTCAACAGCCGGGGCGTAATAGCAGAACACTGAATGCAAAGCGAGTTTTCCATGACAGGATACGGTGAATCCCTTTATGGTGAGAGCTTTTACGGCGCGTCCGCCTACAGGCTCGATACGGAGCTCCGGGTGGGCATCACGGCCCGGATTGTGCCCAGAAAAACGGTCTCACCGCCCCTCATGGACACGCTCGCCTATGGCCTGGCCCAGAGATTTGATTTTCTGCAGCAGGCCGTCCAGGCTTTTTCGCTGTTCGGAAAGATCGAGTACGCCAAGGGTACGGAGCTGGATGACCATTGGGGCAAAATGTATGAGCTGCCCAGGCTGACGGGTGAATCAGACGCCGATTATAGAGCCCGTCTGCAGACTTACGTGAAGGTCCTGACAGGCTCCGGCACCATCCCGAACACCCAGGAAGTGTTCGACTTCCTGATCGGCGTTCCTGGTGGCACGCGGATCTCATCAATCTGGCCGGCACGGGCCCTGATAGATTTCAACAATGTGGATGCCATGAGGGCTGCCAAGGCCAACATGGGGCTCCTAAATTCTGTACTTCCCGGCATGTTTGCAGCCGGCATAGACTATGAACTCTTAATACCCTACCAGGACTGCTATATCAGAGCGGCCATCATGGGTACGGCGGAACTGCCGCATATCATGAGAGCTGCCGTGCAGGCGAGCCGGGAACTCTCATGCGGCATAGATGCACTCGTGGCATTCGGTGCAGAGCTGGAAACCAGCATTCTGGCGGCTGTCCAGGCTGACCGGATCCTGCAGGAAAACATGCGTGCAGCCATCCGGGCAGAGAGGATCCTGGAATGCACCCAGCTGGCAGCCGTCCAGGGCAATCCCGAGCTGACCTCCAGCATGCTGGCGGCTATCATGTCGCAGAGAGAGCTGCCCTATTCAAACCGGGCAGCTGTGCAGGGCGAGAGGGAATTATCCTGCAGCCAATTCGCTGCGGTTGCCCGGACGTTTGATCTATCATGCGGCATCATGGCCCGGATTGTGTACTCCTACAAGTTGGAGTTCCAGGTCGTGGCAGCCGTGCAGGTAACTCGGGAACTCTCATGCGGCATAAGGGCTAGAATCGCCAGGAGGGTTTGATGGCTGAAGAACTGCCCAAAATCATTCTTTCATCCAGCGATCGCGTAATGTCCAGGGCCCTCGGAGATGAGGGTACCCCTACAACAGATGCCTGGCAGGTCTCAGGCCCCATACCGGGCGCGCGCATCGTGAACACGTGGCAGATTTATAATAATATTTGGCTGGCCCTGACGGTCACGGAGGGCGGCCACTATTGTATTTACCGGACAATAAATCTCCAGAGCTACACACTCGTGCATGATCACTCCACAAGAATTTTCAATATATTCTATGTGGATGATGGGCATGTGGTATTTGCTGCCGAAGACGGCTGGTGGGCCACGACCGACACGGGCCGGACCTGGTCGGAGCTTTCGCTCGGAGAGGCCCCTCATATCAAGGCTGCTGCCGTAATACCTCTGGACGGTAGCCGTTGGGCGCTGGTGGCATATGGACAGGATCATAAGATCTACTATTGCGAATATCCAGGCGGCACATGGGAGGAGACCTATGACGCCTCTTCGTGGAATGGAAAATGGTATCCTGCTTTGGCGGGCTGCGCGGTGGGCGTTCTGGCCGGAGTGGGCGATCAACTCATAAGGTCCGATCGAATAGGCATGCCGGATTCCTGGTATGTTCTGCAGAAAGTCAATGGCATCATAAAAAGTATAGTGATCTCCAATCAATCCACCACGCCTACATTTTTGATCGTGGTGGAGGGGACTAATGGCGAGGACATTGATAAGCTCTATTGGACCCATGATATGGGAGATTCTCTCGTGGCGGATTTGAACCGCGCGTCTCCTGTCGCGGCTGTTCAGTCCGTGACCCCCACAGGCTCCAGTGAGATTCAGACGGTCTTTGTAGTGCTCGGCAAGAGGACACCAGATGGTAGCAGTGACCTGCAGATAATCACGGAGGAATAATATGCTTTGGTGGCCTTCCGTTATCGAAGCCGATTCACATGCATGGAATACCTGGTACTGGGGGCCGATACATCCCTACGCAGTCGGGTGGCCCGGGTGGACCACAGGAAATACTTATTATTGGTTTTATAAAATACCGCCTTCAAATGGCCATAAAAAACAGCTTGCAATTAAATCACCCGTTGATCGAATAAGCGAAGTTATTTTCAGTCAAACCAGTGGACTTTTCTCGGTAAAAGCAAATGTTGTATACATCCTGACATATCCGGATGACACACCCAACTGGGGAACCGGCAGCAATCTTGTGGCTATAAGCCCTCCGTGCGGCAACTGGTTATCCAGAATGTATGAGACGCCGGATGAGGTCACCAGAAGCCAGACCTACAGCATTCAGGCAGCCGTCCAGAGTAACAGGCAGAAAACCGCCACGATCCGGGCCGCAATAGCTCTTACGGGTTCTCTGGACTGCAGCATCGTGGCCGCTGTCCAGGGCAATCCTGACCTGCCCGTCTCATCTCTGGCAGCCATCCAGGGAGATCGACAGCTCCCAGTTCCCATGAGGGCCGCCGTGAGGACGGAGCGATTTCTCGAATGGAATATGATTGCAGCGGTGGGAAAAGATTTCGAGTTGCCTTCGAGCGTGGTGGCAGCCGTCCAGGGCAATCCCCAGAAGTATCATGGCATGCGGGCGGCCTGCAAGGGGGAGGCCGAGAAGAGAGTGGGAATAATAGCTTTCGTGGTGAAGAGCCGTGTCGATACAATCTATCTTGAGTTCGAAAATAAGTGGCCTCAGGAGTTTGGCTTCACGACTATCCAGAACGCGCCCTCCGAAACGAAAGACTACCGAAAACAGGGAATTAGCTGAAATAGTAGCCAGAGAACTTCTGCGACGCATTACATCCATAACGTCCGGAGCTGCCTATGAGGACACTATGCAGAAGAGTACAGCATACTGGGAATGCATCCTGACGAAACGGGACGCGACCGGTACCAAGAAGGCTGCAGATGAAGCGCTGGGCAAGCTCCTGGGGTGTGAGGCAGCTATCACAGGTAAGAGGAAAGAAGGGCGGCAGAGGAGATGGACGGCCCTAAAAGAGAGATTTTATGAGCTGATCTATCCGGCAAAACCCCAAATTCCGTGAGGCAGCTCTGGCGGCCAGATTCATGAGGCCGGAAGCTCCGGAACTTGCCCTGTTCTGGATTCATATAGTCTATATAGAGATGCCACTGATATTTATATTTTTCTGGATGGTTTAAATGATCCCAATCCCTGAGGCCACGAAGGCCACTATCCTGGCCTGGATCCCTCATGTCCTGGCGGGCTACGACTATCCACTGGTGGAAACGGATAACATCGTTCCGGACCTCATCGCCCCGGCTATCACATACTACTTCTCATCGGTGGGCACTCCGAGCGAGGGAAGCAACCAGATCATACGCACAGTCAGGAATAGAGAGACTGGAGGCCTGGACGACTACTGGGGGCAGTGGCACGGAGCCACCATGAACGTGGTCCTGAGAACCAATGACAAGGATGAACTCTCTCGCATTTGGGAGGCATTCATCAGGAAGTGTCTGGCCACCCGGCGAGATCTGCTACTGCGAATTGATGGTGTGCAGTTTGATGAGATCCTGAACTCGGCACCACTGGCCCCCGAGAGACTCGATAACGGAAAAGACCTCTACTGGGCGCAGGTGGATCTCAAATTTACTTATGAAATGAGCGATGTATCCGAAGCAGAATACATCAAGACCGTTTATACGGACCTCCGCGTGCAGACCGCAAAGCCTGCATCGCATCTTTTGTTTGAACGGGCCGTGCTGGTACGCGAATTATCGGTAGGCATCACGGCCACGATTGTTGACAATAACTAAAAGGTGATCTTTTTGGTCAAAAAGAAGATTTCAATGAGGGTAGCCGATCTGCTCGGCGATCCGGACCTCATGAGAAAGGCTGGGCTGACACAGGAAAAATACCAGCTCATGGTCAAACAGAATGGACTCGACAAGGCCCGAGCCACACGCATGCCGGTCGAAGTTGATGTAAACGAGTGAGGGGTGACAATGGCGGAAATCGATCTTGGAAATAAGTTCAACTTTCTGAGACACATTATCCAGATCCAGTCAATCGGACGGGTAACGGTCTTAGTGGGGCGCGGTGTCTGCATAGGCATAGGAACCGCAGCTCGTGGCCCGGCTATGGAGCCCTTCTTCTGTATGGGTTCGCAGCCTTCGCAGATCCGGGCGACATATTACTCCGGCCCGCTCAAGGAAGGCATGGAGACTGCGGCAGACCAGGGCTGCAGCGTGATTGGCGGCGTGCGTGTGATGGGTGCGAATTATGCCAGTGCCCTCCTGGAGCTGAACGACAGCCAGACCCCAGGCAACCATGTGGCCACGCTCAATGCAGCAGGACCGGGCGCGTGGGGCCAGATACCCAGGTTCACCATTGACTACGGAGATCTGGATGGCAGGAAAACTGAGATCTTCACGGGCAATGGCGGCACGACTCCCTATGCTTTGCTCTTTGACGATCTGGTGGAAACCTCGACCAACTACATCAAGGTCAAGGGCACCAGGAAGACACTTGTTTACACAGGCACACCGGATCCAGGAGAGGCCAAGTACGACAAGGCGACAGGAAAAGTATCATTTGCCACTGGCGAGTGGCCAACTGGAGCCGAACAGGTCGAATGCCGGTACAGCTACAAGTCCAGGAAGATCACAGTCGAGGACGAGGTAGGGCTCCCGACAGTCTACAACAATCTCATGGACCTGACACAAATCCAGGCCCAGATGTATAACTCCTCGATTGCTACATTTGATCCGGTCGTGGGTGCCACTCACCTACCCAAGAGGACCCTGGATGTCGGTGGCAATGTCGTTGCGGTCAACATGGCCGGCGGATCGGATGGCGATGAGATAACCATAGATGACTGGGAAGCGGCCTTCAATGCGCTCATCGAGTATCCTGACCTCGGCAACACGATCTTGCCAAGCTCCATCTTCGTGACTCAAAACGAGGTCACACTCGGCCAGAAGGATATCGTGCCCCTGATGGATGCGTTCCTGCGCAAGATGGCCAATGGCCGGGGAGCTACCGGCAAAATGCCTTGCCAGGGCTTCGTGTCTCTCGTGGATTCCGGTCAGACTATCCTGACTGCCCAGGAGATGGCGGACTTTGCGGAGGGCTATGATAACCTCTGGATGACTTTAATCGGCAACGGCCTATCTAAGACAGAGAGGAACCTGGCAGCCGCAAGAGCCGGCCAGGAGGCTGCATTGGCGCTGGGTGTGTCACCGGCCACGAACTCCAACTGCTTCAAGGGCGTGGATGGGCTGCTCTTCCAGTTCACTGAGGTCCAGAGGGAGGTGTTCACCTACGGCCAGGTCGAGGTCCTGATCAAGGACACCGGCATCCATCCCTATGCGGGCATCTCCACGGATCCGGATGATAACTTCAAGCGGACTGTGGATGTCAGGACGATCGCGGAGTGCGTGATCCTCATCGACCAGGTGGTCAAGAAGTTCCTGAACGAACGCAGGACCCTGACGAACCTCGGCAGGATGCAGGACTCGATTTACATCCTGCTCGACCAGCTCGCCAACCAGTCGGTGCTGGACGACTTCAGCATCAAGGTCACGCCGAATGCGAGCGACCACAATGCGGTCGATATCAGCGCAATGATTCAGCCGGTGGGCCACATAGAAAGAGTGTTTACGTGGTTGGGCGTGGGGTACTATTCTGACAAGGTGGCGGCTTAGGAGGTGAGAAGAAATGGTATCAAGAGGACAGCATCCATATTCGGAATATATGGTCACCCCGGGAAAGGCGCTTTATGCCCTTTCCACTTTGGATATCCTGATAGATGTAGCCGGGATGTACTTCAAAGCCCGCTCCATCAAATGGGATAAGACATTCACCAACGAGGACATGTACGGCAGCGGCACAAGGGATCCTTTTGCAAGAGTTAGCCACGAGCACAAATACACCGGGACCCTGACATTTGCATCGTTCCTGGTGGACGGGACGCCGGCGCTGACCACGCATGAAGTCTTGGCGCTCACGAATGCCCTGACAGACCAGGATGATGAGGGTGGGGCGAAGTACTTCGACGTAATTATCCGGGAGGTCCCGGGCAAGCACGCCGAAAATGCCAACTTCGGAGACAGCCCAACATCTGTGGAGAGTGCTCTGCTAATCAACCTAGGATTTATCGAAGCACTCATTGATTGCAAGGTCGATAAATTTAGCCGAGACTACGCCGATAAAGGAACGATCGTGACATCATTGGACTTTGGATTTAGTCGCAAAATACCGAAGTAAATTAACAAAATGTGGTGTGGGTCTTTTAGACCCATCCAATCATTTTTTGATCACAGGAGAAGGCATTATTTCCTAAAATAATAGTTTATAAAAATATTGATATTTAATTAGGACGCTGCCTATAGGCCGAAGATCTACAGAAGATCTCAACCGATGCAAAATCGGGTGGGCAGTGCTCCTATTCAGAAGGAGCTAAATTATGGGAAATTACATTACACGGAAGAAGACCCTTCGGGGCATCGGATATGAGATTGAAGTCCCCCTCCCCCAGTACGGTGAGGGCGTCGTGGTGCGCATTCATGCGCTCTCTGATATGATGCTGGCCAGGATCGAGGAAAGGGCAGGATACACTCTCGAAGAAGCTATCACGGCACTCTATTCTCAAAACCTGACTGATGAAGAGATTAAGGCCCTCCAGGCGGCCCAGCCTTCGCAGGAGCTGACCAAGAAGCTGCTAAGTCTATTTTCGGGAGAGGAGATCGAAGCTCTCCGATCTGCCCAACCACCTGAGGAGCTGCTAAAGAAAGCATCGAGTTTGCTCGCTGCTGAAGAGATAGAGGCCCTCAAGGTGCCGGCACCATCCCAGGAGACGATATTGAAGGCATCTGGAGCAATGTCGCCCAAGCTCACGCTCTTCCTGGGAGAACTCGCCAAGGCTGGAATAATACCGGATCCTGATTGTGCATGCCATGGCAAAGGCTGCGCTGAATGCAATACATCTCTTCTGGTCGAGGAGCTGCGTGGATTTTCTGTTCTGCAGATCGGCATGGCTATCATAGGAGCATCCACAAGCTCCTGGAAGGAAATTGAAAATTTTTTCTCAGCCAAGAGGGCGCCGTCTGGTCCCGCATAGCCTGCACAGCCCAGGGCCTGGGGCCGTTTGACCAGCTAACCACGGCTCAGATCATGTTCCTGAGCATGGCCGGTATGGAGGACGCCATGATAAAAGCGGGCAACGGCACCGTGAAGCGAGGCGGGGGCGAGGATGGCGACATGGATGCAGACATTGAGTACTCTAAGAACTATGGAAAACTGAGGCGAGCCATGAAGCCGGGCGGTGAGATCCGCCAAGAGATGGAAGAGATCCGAAAGAAGCAGGCACCCTTCAGGGCCGCATTGGAAGCTGAGATTAAGGCAGTGGTTGAGCAGGAGGCTAGATTCAGTTGAGCGAACGCAATGTCTCTATCAAAATCGGCGTCGATGGGGCAGAGATCGCCATTGCCCAGCTCCTCGAAATTAAGAAGCAGCGAGATGCCCTTCTCGGCAAAAACAAAATCAATCTCAGTCTGAACACCGCGGGCCTCGATAATGCCCAGCGAGCCATGGCGGACGCCAGGAGAAATGCCGGCGCAGCCACGCGAGATCTCTCCACACTCGGCAACTCTATCACATCCAAGGCTATTGCGCCCCTAGCGGAATATCAAAAGCTGCTGGGCAGCGCCCTGCAAGTCAGCAAGACATTTGGTGCTGCAGCAGTAACCGCCCTGCGAGGAGCATCGGCAGAGTTCCAGAAGCAAAAGACTCTGGCCCAATTTTGGGGAACATCCGGCTATCTGGGCCAGGGCATGAATTCCTTCAAGGGCTCAATCTCAAGCTTCTTGACGGGTGGAGGCGCAGGCTTCACCGGATGGTTGAAGAGCAGCTCCTCGGCCATCGCAGAGTACCGATTAGCCCTTGTCGGAGCCTCGGCGGTGCTGGTGGGTTTTGCGGCTGTGGCGGCCATGAAGTCCAAGACCACGTCAAACCTGATCAATTCCACCCTGGACACCCGCCTCATGACCAGGAAGCTCACCGACCAGGCCGGCGCAAAAGCCTGGATCGAGGGAGCCCAGAAAGATGACTGGTCCGGTGGCAGGGCCGAAAGGCTGGGCGTCTTCCAGACTATCCTCTCCAAAAACCCCCGGATCAATCAGGCCACGGCCCAACAGAGGACCGAGGAAATCGAAAAATACTTCTTTGCCAACCAGGAGATGCTCAAAAACAAGGGCATAGCATCTGCTGAAGCACTGGCCTCCAGGATCTCCGCTCCTCAGCTCGTGGGCGACGATGCCACGATGTTCGAGGACATTTTCGGACTCGGGTTCTCCAAACTCATGCCGGAGGCCCGGCTGGCCAGGCTCTCCACAGAAGCACCCGACCAGGACCAGATCGGCAAAGCCGTGGCGGCCCGGCCCGATGTCGTCATGGAGAAGAGGCTGAATGCCATGACGGCCTCGATTGGAGACTCCGTGCTGCCAGTGCTCAATGACGTGCTCGGGGCCTTTCTGCAGATCTCGGACGCCATAGGCTCCATCCCGGGCCTCGGGCCCATGATAGGCTGGGGTGCAGTGCTGACCGGAGCTGCCACGGGCGGCCTGGTGGTCGTGGGCATGCTGGGCAGCCTGATCCCGGGCCTGGAGGCCATGTACGCCCTCACAAAGGCCGACACAGTCGCCAAGATCGCCAACACCGTGGCTACAACAGGAGCAACTGCAGCACAATGGCTACTCAATGCAGCCATGACGGCTAATCCGCTCGGTATCGTTATAATGGCCATTGTGGGCCTAATAGCCATACTCTATGTGCTGGAGAAGAAGTTCGGAGTGGTATCCAAGGCCTGGGCCGTGTTCTCCAATAGCGGCCTCGGCAAAGGCGTGTTCGCTCAACTGGAGTCCGCCAAGAAGCTGGTATCCGACATAGGGAGTCAGTTCATGAAAGGCAACTCCGGCGGAGCCATCAAGATGGTCCTGGAGGCGGTGGCCATGGCATCGCCGATCGGGATGTTGGTCAAGCTCACGCTCTTCATGGTGGACTTCATGAGGAAGATCTGGGTGAATAGCGCATGGCTAAATAAGGCATTTGCGACAGGTTTGGCGATCTGGCAAAAGATGACGGATTTTTTCACCTGGCTGCTGAATCTCATCACGGGCATGCAAACCTGGCTGCGAGATGGCCTTGGTATCACGAAGTCTCAGAAGAAAGAGGAGCTCGATAAGGCCGCCGAGGCGGCAGGCGTGACCTGGGAGGCGGATGAGCAAAAGTGGTATAAGGACAATGTTCCTGCCGCCAATCCTAAGTCGGGCGTCTCGGCTGCGACGCTGGCAAACCTCGACAAGCTGAAGGAAAAGTATGAGAATACACCAGGGGGCTTCTTCGAGGGCATTCCGGGCATAAACGAGCTTACGGGCGCGATCAAGGCTCTGACGGATGCGCTTGGAAAAAAGGAGACGCCTGCTTATCAACAACAATACCCATCATCTTCAGAAGCCGGAACGGATACAAAAGGATCGTTTGCAGGAACGGGGCTTGGGCCGAACTCCCCTATTTTGCATTCCGAAGACAGAAAAACTGCAATCAATACCGACACTGGTGAGGAGTATACATATTCTCCAAATGCAAACGGCGGTATGGGTGGATATATACCCAAAATGGCTCGTGGGGGGCCGATTCTCGGCAAAGGATTCTTGTTTGGGGATGAAAGAGAAGAGGTAGATCCGGCGAATGTCGTGCAGGGAGGCGAGACAACCCTGGCAAGGATTAATAAGTTATTCTCTGGTATGTCAGGCGGCTCGATGGCAGGAGGGGCTGCACCCATGTCAGTCGGCAGTGTGAACGTTGATATCCACATCGACAAAATTGAGAAGGGTAGCGATGTCGATGGTCTCCTCGCAAAAATAAGTGATCAGGCAGCAGATAAGTTGCTTTTCGCCATGAGGAATAAGCTCGATAATCTCGGCCAGAGAGGGATAGCATATCAGAGGGCTTGAATATTTTAGGAGATGATGATTATCGCACTCAGAGAGCTTCTAAACATCAACGGTTCTAACTATCAGGCCCAGGTTTCTCTCGTGGACCGGGCCAAGCACGTCAAGATCCATGGCATTGAGTTGGGCATCCGAAACTACTCGGATCCGGACCTCAGCCAGCCAAATCCCGAGATGGAGTGGACCCAAGAGTTTGAGATTATCGTCCATAAGACTGTGGGCCAGAAGCCACTCACCCAATGCACCATCCCTGATGGCCTCTGGAACCTTGTGATGAAGTTTGAAACGCTCAAGGGCACGGACGGTGGAATAAGCGAGGTGCTGCAGAAGGTGCGCGATTTGGATGCAGGGCCCGGGCGAGTGGAGAGTGCATTGTTCAACTCCGGCCTCTGCATGTATCTGCAAAAGAAGATCATCAAACAGCCGAAGGGCAGCAAGGACTTTTTCCACACAATCGAGCTGACATTCATAGAAGCAAATTCAGGGAGTGTCTGAGCCATGCACATCATGCCGGAACTCATGATAGACGGCGTCGATGTATCTCGATATTTCATAAGCTGCCATGCCGAGCAGAGCGCCAATGGTACGAAGGACCCGGGAAAATATGATCTGGTTCTGGCCAACGTGGGTGGCAGGTTTTTTGGCGCGTTCGCCCCCAAGGCAGTCGAGCAGGTCGAGCAGGAGCAGCTGGGCAACTGGTCCCTCTCGCCCAAGAAGAAAGTCTCTCTGCGAATGATCTCCACCAAGTGGGGCTGCGAAGAGACGGCACAAAGCATCGTGACCATCTTCTCAGGCGAGATTCAGAAGGCTGAGGCGGACGAGCTTTTCGTGAGGATCGAGGGATCCTGCACGGAAGGCGGCATGACTAGCTATATGAAGACAGATAAGACCTTCACCGGCTGGAAGAACGAAGACATTGTGAGGTGGGTGTTAGATCAGTTTGGTGGTATTCCTGAAAGTAAACGGCACATCTACCCGGTAAATAACCTACCTCCGGATAAGACGCCCGAACTCAAGGGGGTTTTTGATTTCGATACAGCCCTCTACCTGCTATCGCAGTGGGCTCAAAGCATCTATTTCTTTGATGAAAATGATGATTTTTGGTTCGTGCCGGCTGCAGATAATAGGGGATTCCATGATCTGACCGGCAACATCCTGCGGGGCTCCACTGCATCCAATATCGTAGGATACTGCAATTATGTCGAGGTTTATGGGGGATCATACAATCCGCTGCCTGCCGAGGATGGATCAGAGGCCTATGACCATAATCTAATCTTCGCCGTTGCCAAGGCACCCGACTGGGAGATCCAGCAATGGAATGGTCTTGTGAAGGCCCCTCCTGTATATGTGCCGAATCTGAACCAGGAACAGTGCCAGATAGTCGCAGACAACCTTCTGCAATGGTACAGGCAATATCAGGATGTGCCCTCCATCAGGATCGTCGGGAAAGCGCCCGGCCTGCTCTCCAAGGTGGCCTATTTACCCTGGAATGGAAGCATCCCACCGATTGCCTGTGATGGGGTAGAGGAGGCCGAGATGGGGCTCGTGGAAGGCCTCGTGACGCGCCGAGTGGTGGACATCTCGGCGGACACCGGATTCATCACAACCCTCGATGTGGCCACTAATTTCATGGTTGCAGGCGTGTATGCCGGGAACGCGACTAACTTCAAATCCGACCAATCAATCGAGGGCACCTATGCAGGAGTGATATGAGCGTCAAAACCTGGGTTCTCCTGACAGCCGATACCTATCGGATTGCCATTGCATCTGCAAAGGCCAAAAACTCTACAATCGACTATGCCACTCTGAAGCATGATCGCTCCTGGACGTTGATCTATAACCCCGAGACGCAGGACGGCATATTCGTGAAGAAGCTGGATGCCATGACTTACTGGACATCAGGCTACTATGAGGCCTTCCCACAGTCGGGGCGGTCGAGGACACTCAAGCAGAACATACAGACCATAAACGAAAATGGCTGGCCAGTGATCACGGGGATTTGAATGGTCCTTAATACGCGTGACCGCAACATAGACTCGTCTCGGCGCGAGGACGCCCGGAAAGGCACGGTGGACCGCTGCGAAGTGATTGAGGTTCATCCCCACGTAGATCCCTTCGACGGTGGTGCAGGGGACCGAGATTTCAATGTGGTCGATGTCCAGCTCATCGACCGACCACGGGACTCAAGCGGCGCAGCACCTCTCGTGAAGAGGACCCGCATAAACTGCCTGCAGCATTATCATGGCTGCGTCCAGGGCGATCCCTGGACACCCAGGATCGGCGATATGGTCCTGATCTATTGGATCAAGGAACGTGAGGGCCTCGTCATAGGCACCATCCCATCAGTGCAGCAGGAGCCCATCTGCAGATCAGAGGCCACCTCGGAACACCAGGAGATCGTCTGCAAGAGGGCCCCGTGGGAGCAGCCGGGCATGAACCAGGACGGGAATTATGTAGTCTTCCCGCTTCCCAAGCACCCGGACTGCTTCAAGTGGTGGCCCATAACAAGAGACTACATCACTATTCATGATTGCCCCTATGGCCACAACAGGGCGCAGTGTGACAAGAAAGCGCCCTGCACATGCTTGGACGATCTGCAGAGCGGCACCTGGTGGAAAGTATTCTCGGATATATCGCCCACCATATATGATAAACCTCGGCGAGTGAAGTTTCACCACCACTGCGGGTCGTATTATTTCTTTGATGAAGATGGGACCGTGCATCTCGAAAACCGAGTTGCAGAGAACCCCAGGGCGCACATAACGCTTTATCCGAATGCCTCCGTGGTTATCAGGAGCGCGGATGATGATCCAGAGCTGCAAAGAGGTGCCTACATCTATTTGGCAGGATATCAGGGCGAGGAGCCAGGTAAGATCATCATCGAAAATTCGGAGACGCACGCACAGGCCGTTTTCGATACCGATGGCAGCATTGAACTAAAACACAGTCTCACCAGTCTTAAAATTTCCAATAGCGGAGCGATTATTCAGACCTCACCAACGGAGATCAATCTGAACGCTCCGGCAATCTATCAAAACGGCACGCAGATACATCCGAACGCTTCGGAGGGCTGGGCAGAATGAGCGAGACATGGGCCTACCAGGCCGCCAATACTATCGAGATAACCGGCGACCTCATGTCCAAGTACTGGCCTAATCAGCTTATCAGGATCACCCAGGGCACGGAGAAGTTCTTCGTCATAATAGCTGTGGCCCTGGTGGGAGGAAACACCAGGCTGACGGTATCGGGCGGCGGAGTCTACACCCTCACGAGTGCGGCCATCACGGTGCACGCCATGACCATGAATGCCGCGCCGGTGGGGTTGCCTGCAGGCTTTGCCGTGCAGGGGTTGGCCTACGGTGCCGCATCCAAGGACGCGCCCGCCGATGGGGATCGGCTCACCCTGTGGGACAGTGCGGCCAACTTCGTGCAGAAGGGGCTGACATGGGCGAACCTGAAGGCGGCGCTCAACACTCATTTTGATACCCAATATGCTCCGAAAGCTCGCTCATATAATATTGAATTTTCGTTGGATGGCGGCGGCTCGGCAATAACAACGGGCCATAAGCCGGGCGGAGATACACCCCTAGCCGGGACTATTACATCGGTCAGGGTAATCTCAACAGACAATACATCGGGCTCAATATCGATCACAGTCAATAAGGGAACGCTCGCAAATACTCCTGGCTCGATGTCCGCAATGGGGACCTATGCAATTTTATCGTCCACAAAAAACGTAACCACGGGATTGTCCATCGCGGTCGCTGCAGGCGATTGCTTTGAGATAAATGTTACGAGTGTTACGAGCCTGAAAAATGTTCTGCTGAGTATGACCGTTGAGGTTACATAAATGGCTTATACCGCAGATGTGCTGGAAGGCGGGACGGCTTACGATTCAGGCCATTATTCAGGATATCACGCTGGTCTTGCGTGCGATAACAGCGAAGCAGCTGGCTCTTATTGGTATGGGTATCCAAATAATCCAAACTGTTGGGGGTATTATTGGCCAGCAGGCACGTACAAGATGGTACGAAAGCTCCGAATGCGCAGTGTTTGGGTTGGCGGAAATGCATCTGGAATAGCTGGTTTCTCCTTATATGGGACTAACGATGGCACAAATTGGACGCTCATTTACAGCGGCACGCAGGGGAACAACGCTAACATCTGGTACGAATATACATTCGCAAATAATACCGCATACAACAGATATCAAATCAATTTTAGCGGAAGCTATTATGACTCAATAAGAACCATTGTACTTGAAATCGAGATGATGGAGGAAATAATCTATCCTCCAAATACACCATCAACACCCAGTGGAAATTCATCTGTTGTAACAGGAGTCTCAAACTCATATTCAACGGCGGCAACTGATCCTGCAGGGAGAAATGTCTATTATGTTTTCGATTGGGGCGACAACTCCGGTTATACATCTACGGGTTGGTATGCATCAGGCGCTACAGGTTCAGCGTCTCATGCTTTTGCGACTCCCGGAACTTATCAGGTCAGATCTTATGCTGTAAACTCCGATGGACTTAGCTCTGGATGGTCAAGCACTTTAACGGTCAATGTAGTTTCCGGCAAATGTTCATTCCGGCTGGTGGGCTTGTGCTGATAGCTGTGCCTGGTCGACCAGGAGAGAGCCTCAGGTGCCTAATATGCTTTTTGGAGACATTCAACTCAACATGACCTTCGACAACGGCACCTGCCGCTGCCATGGTCAGCTATCACCGAATAGAACCGGCTCGGGAGATATTGCACGCGTTACTCCCATCACGGATAAAGAAGGCAATACCGATTATACCGACTGCATCATGCAGCGCCTGGGAATCTGGCTGGCGGTAAAAAAAGGCGAACGGCCTCTCTTCCCAAATTTCGGATGCTGCATACGGGATTACATTAATGAGCCGATGACCTACTCGAAGCTTCTCGACCTTCAGGGACAGGTGGAAAGGGAACTGAGGAATGACGTATTTCCCGAGAAGGAATTTACCGTCTCCAATGTTCGGGTGGAGCCCATTGCACGCGGTGAAGTCCGGGTGTCGGCCAACATCGGAAATTATGCTGTAGAATTCCTCGGGAATGCAGCAGCCATCAATTCCCTGGAAAGCCAGCTCGCCCGAGCATTATCCAATCTCGGAATGACCAAAGTCTGAGGCTTTATGGTTATCGATTTTGCATCATTTTTAGAGATGTCACCGCGTGACATCTATGATGACTGGCTCGCATATATCCAGTCCAGAGATCCGCTTCTGAAGGACGTGGGCCCGGCCACCTTTAACAGCATCCTGGCAGAGGCCGTCGCCAGCCAGTTCTGGGTCTTCATACAGCTGCTGAAGAAGAAAGTCAAGGATTCCGGTATCCTCACGGCCACGGGCGCTTCTCTCTCCGCCATCGTCCTGGCCATGCTGCCAGCAGGCCGCTACCCTGGTGTCCGGGCATCAGGCGTGTTGAAGTTCTCCAGGCCCACGGCGGCCCTCTACGACATCGTGATTCCAGCAGGCACCCTCTGCGCCATGACGACCGAGGCTGGCCAGCTGATCAAGTTCCAGACCACAGAGGCCACCACCATGCTGACGGGCCAGACTCTGGCCTACGCTGCTGCAGCTGCCATGAACATTGGCAACGAGGGCAATGTGGCCGACAACACCATAAAGACCATTTTGACGCCCGTAATAGGCATATCCAACTGTACTAACGATGCACCCTTCACGGGCGGCACGGACCAGGAAGCGGACGAGGACCTGCGCAAACGTGCTCTCTATACCATCTGGGTAACGGGAAAGGCCACCATACCTCTTGTGCAGGAGCATGTCGCTGGCGTCGAGGGCGTGCGAGAGGTTAAAGTCGAGACTCTCGGCCAGGGCGACGTGCTGCTCGTGGTGGACTCTGAGGGAGGTACCGGGGCCCCAGAGCCCGCCATAGGAAACATGATAAGAGAGAACCTGGCAGCCGGCTGCACGGCTCCGGGAGTCCTGGGCGCGAGTCTGCGGGATGCCGGCGACTCCTTCCAGATCGGGGATTGCTCGGGCGGGCAGGTCTGGGTGAGGACTCTGCAGTTCCTGGCCGAGGAAACCGTGGTGCCTTTCGTCTACCAGACGCCTGGAGGAGTCAACCAGAATGGAACTATCACGTTCCCCGCAGGAAGTGTAGCAGGCTACACGGCCAAAGCGACGCTGGCCGCAGAAAATGCACTGGCGGCCAAAATTCTATCATCCTCGTATGCTGGGGCGCTATCGTTCGATTTATTCATGGGCCTTGGCACATATCCATTTTTGTGGGTGAATCCAACATTGCAAGCAGCCGATATCGCAGCAACGTTCGTACTTACCGCAACGCCTGAGGTAGGGCTACTCGACAGCATTAAGGCGTCGCTCACAGCTAAATTAGATTCTTATAAAATCGAGGATGAACTACAGTTCGAGGATGTCTTTATTTGTGCTTTCTTTGATTTCCAGACCGGCAGACGTTTCTCCGGCATAGATCGTGTTCCTACGTTCTCGATTACATGCAAAGGCGAGACCATCAGTGCCACTGGAGAACGGATCGTTATGGCAGATGACGATCGTGTGGAGCCAGGCGATATTAATCCAATTCTGGCGTAACCAATAAGCAGCAACGTAGTACTTAAATACAATTAACTACCAAGAGGTTTTGCTGGATACCTCGACGGAGGGAAAACCGCTTTCACGGGCGGCTTCCAGCGCTTAACTTCCCGTGAACACTGCGTGAGGTGTGTTAAATTACTTCTTATAAAAATATCTTGTGTATACAATGCGGAAGACTCGCCGAAGCACAAGTAAGTAACGCGGGTATGTTTTGTTCTCATGAATGCTCGGCAAAATGGCATAGTGGGTCAAATAATCCTATGTATGGTAGACATCATACAGACGATTCGAAACGCAAAATGTCAGAACATAATGTATCAAATAGTCCGGATGTTAAAGAGAAAAATTCTAAGGCACATATAGGTAAAAATGCGCGCGTCGGTGCCAAACATCCAATGTATGGGAAACATCATACCGAAGAGGCAAAGGAGAGAATATCCAAAGCACATATTGGAAGGCCTCGACCTCTCGAAATCAGGCAAAAAATTTCCAATGCGCATAAAGGAATGCATCAAACAGAAGAAACCAAACAAAAAATTTCTCATACAAAGATAGGAGTATACGTAGGCAAGAAAAATCCAAATTGGAAAGGTGGAATCTCAACATGGCCCTATTGTTCAAAGTTCAATAATTCGCTGAAAGAGGAGATTAGAACCAAATTTGGGCGACGTTGCTTTTTGAGCGGTGTAGAAGAAAATGGTCGTAAACTGGCTGTACATCATTGTGACTATCTAAAATCACAGGGGTGCCAAGGGCAAAGATGGAGTCTGTTGCCATTAGAGCATAGCTGGCACAGCAAGACCAATGCCAATCGTTGGTATTGGTTCAGTTTATTGAGAGATTATTGGGTTTATAAATACATTACATTTCACGGCATGGACATATTTGAAGGTCCTAGCAGATCGGAGTGGCTTTGGGAAATGTATAATGGATTGTAATCATCCAATTTGATGTTGTGAATTATCCGATGGGCCTTGCCGTTGCGGATGGCCCCAACATAGAGGCGTCCGATCATTTCGACGCAGAGGCATTCGAGAAGATTGAGGCTGAGATCCCGAAGAACTCGGTGCCGACTACGCTGAATGTTCAGCCGAGCCTTCTCACGGAGCTTAAGGCCCTGATCATCATATCGGACAGCTATGAGGATCTGACGTTCACGGTGGATGAGGCCGCGACAGAGTTCACCCTGGACGGGCCCCTGATGCTCGTAGGGGCCGGGAATATCGGGATGCTAGGGGCGACGGTGAACAACCTCATCTTCACAAATGCGAACGCCACCACGGCCAAGAATGTGACAATCCTGGTCGTCAGGGACGCGATCGAGGCGTAAGTGTCGGAGAGGATTCCGGAATGCCCGGCATACGAGATGTGCCGGGCCAAAAAGGCAAGCTGTGAAATCTGCGAGGAGCTGCCGGTTGATAAGTGGAGGGAGCATGTGAAGCGGGTAATGGATAAGGCCTGATCTATTTTCTTTCTGTTTTCGTCTTTGCCGCTAACGAGAATTTTCGGGCAGAGAAGCATTTACCACATTGTGGTTTTTTCGAAACATAAGAATTCCGCAATGATCTTATAAACATATGCAGATATGGTGGACAACAAAAATATCATCATCTGCATCACTATCGTTTTCCTATTTTTCCAAGTCGACCGATATTTATTTTATCTTGCTATTCTTTGAAGGGCGCGGCGAGAATTGGGCCAAACAGCATAAAACACAAAAAGTAAAATGGAGTCTGCTCTACACTCCCAGCTGCGGTATATGCGCCAGATAGCTTTCCTTCAACTCCTTCTTGTCGATGTGGTCATAAATATCGATCGCATCTCTTCTGACATCTCCTCGCAGCTCCTGGATGAACTCTCTTGGCATCCCGGCACGTCTCAGGTGTGTCGTGAACCAGTGACGGCAGCAATGCGGGCAAAATTGATCCTCAAGCCTCTCGGATTTGGGATTGTGCAGGCCGACGCGCTGGGCTGCCTCGGCTACCCTTCTATCCAATCCACTGGGGCCTAGCCGATCATCCTGTTCGTTCAGGAAAAGGGCCGGGGATGTCGTCGTCATCGTCTCGCGGACCTTCAGCCATCTCCGGATCGCTCGTGCGCATTCCGGCGTCAGAAATGCTATTTTGTTGCTCCTCTTCCTGGTTGGCTTCAGGTGGATCTCCATCTTTTCAAAGTCCAGGTCACCCACATCCAGCGATACAAGTTCATTTCGCCTGATGCCCGTGGTGAACAGGAGATATAGAATCGCACGATCACGTGCCCGCATGGTAGCCAATATCATTTTTGCGGCATCTTCTACGCTGATTAGCTGCCGCCGTCGAGTTTCGGGCTTGTATTCGTGGAGGTAGATCTCTTTTAATTCCGGGATGGGGTTCCAAGAGAGCTTCTTTTGGCGCATGAGCCACTTGAAATATACCGACAGGCTCGCAAATGTCTGTCGCAAGCTTGAGGGGCGCATATTCTGTTCTCTCAATTTGACCATATAGGCCAGAAGGTCCTCTTCGCAGGCCTGGGCCGGATTGCATCCCCGGGCGGCGCAAAAAGCCGTGTACCTGCGCAGGCAATAGTAGTGCCTCCGGATGGTGGCCGGCGAGAGATTGCGCAGCTTCAGATACTCGGTGAAAGCCTCTATTTCTTCCAGCGCCAT